TCCTGAGCCGCATTCCGCATCAGGGTATAGCAGTCCGCTTTGGTTTTCGGCTCATCCTCATCAGTGCTTTCTTTCGCTTCGGAAACGGGCAGATGAATCCACTTCGGATGAGTGTAGGTGTTGATCAGAGGACTGTCGATATACAGTTCCGGCAGATACAGCACATTGCCATCCGCATCCTCACCGGTCGGCATGATCCGGGTGACGACGTCTGTCAGGTCAACATCATAGGAAATACCCAGCAGGTTCTTGGCCTGCCGGATCTGCACATTACTGTCCTGACCGACCCGTTTCACGACGAAAACATCCCACCAGTCCCGGGTGAGCTCGCCGCCGTATTTCTCAACAACCCCCTCCTCGCCAAGGAGGGCATCCACGGGGTTGATATTCTCAAACTCCACATCCTCCGCTGTGCTGTCCAGATCAGAATAGAAGGTGAAGTCATGCTCCGACAGGCAGGAAGAGGAAACTGTCTGAACGACAGAAGCCCCCACCGCAGAGGATGAAGGCTTGTAGCTTTTGATCATGTTGTCCAGCAGATCATAGAACACATGCCGAGCATATACCGTGATCTTGTCCAGGTCAGGAACGATCCGGTAGATCCGGAAAGGCTGGTCCCGGAGCTGCCTCTCGTCAACAACGGAAGAAACAGCCTCAGAAGCACTGCCCTCGGTGTGATCATACACAAGGTACGTAGTATCCATATACCCGTGTTTTCCGTCTGGAGCTGTCACCTCATACCAGGTAGAGCTAGTCTTGGCGATCACCTGCACGGTCAGAGTGTTCTTGTAGGCTGCGAGGATCTTATAGTTTCGACCAGGGCCAGAGCGCAGGTTCAGGGTGCCTTTCCGGGTCTCCGCACCGGCAAAATCGGTATGAATTCGGTAGATCTCCGTCCCGCTGGCATCACCCGGCGCGGAAAAGTGCACCCGGGGCGTTGTCGCCGCCGGAACAGGAGCACGGAGGATGCAGCCTTCCACCAGCCGCTGCCATTTCCCCGCATCATCGATCGGATGAACCAACTGCAGTTCGTATTCTCCGTTCAAGGTTTCCGTTACCAGCGCGGAAGTCGGCTCAATGGTGCCGTTTCCGTTCGTGGAGAAGTCCGTGCAGTCAGCAGGATAAACGCAGATCATGGAAGTCACCTCCAAAAGGGTATAGAAATAGCCCCGCTCTTCTGAACGAGGCTTGATTTCGAGATGTGCAGTTAAATTTGTGAATTATTCATCTCATCCTGAACCTGATTCATCAGTTCAAACAATCGGAGGATGTCTTTCTCCTCAATCCCGGGTACTCCCTCCAACATCCACCGAATTCTGTTTTCATCCGCTTCGTTTTGTATCGTTGTGAAACGTGATGTTGATATAGGCGCAAATTCCGGAACTCTCATGTAATAATAACTCTCTTGACTTTGAATCCAATTAGCTCGGCTTTCATCCTCAACACTGGCATAAGTCAGTTTTCCATCGTCGCCATCTATCATTTTGCTGTCCAGACGTTCCCCTGCAATATACCAGAAATAATAGAGCTCCATCCATGTTGAAGCAGACGAAATTTTCTGCCCCCTTTGCCATACAAGCTTGTAACCATCGGGTGTCCCCTGGTAGATCGAGTCGTAATCATCCAGACATATTACGCCAAAGTTACCTGTTTCCATTTGAATCATAGTATCTTTTTCATAGGGATGCGTTTGCAAAGAAAGATACAACGAGCGTTCGACATACTGTTCGGAATAGACGATCCCCGTTTTTCTGTAATCGTACAGATCAGCTGTTACATATATGTTTCCATGAAGCACGTCGCTGTCAGGATCATATCGTCGTAGACGTCATCGCCTTCGATCTGTGTCAGGCTTCCTGGCCTGCCCGGAACAGTCGTCTGAGTGCTCCGCTCCAGCGGAATGGTGATCGGCGGCAGTTCCGACACATGGATGCCTTTTGTCCGGCAATCCACACCATTCCAGATGAAATAATCTGTCATGGGATAACCTCCAAAAAGAGGAAGAAGCCGCCCGCAGGCAGCTTCCTCCCGGTCAGTCGTTTCAGTCGATCTTCTTCACGATGTCAATCCCCCAGAGGGCTCCGAGCGATACACCGTTCTCGAACTCGCAGTGGATCGTGCCCGTGTCGTCGACCGCCAGTACCCGGCCTTTTGTCCCTGCTGGGATGTCCCGGTACTGGTCATGGAACTCCACCACCTCAACGGCGGTGCCGGGCGGATACTTTTCCCGGATGTTCTTCAGGATCTCGGGTCTGATGTTCATGGAAAACATGGGGTTTCCTCCTTTGCGTTTGGTAGGAACATATATCCTCTACAAGCGTTGAAAGTCAACAACTTTATGCCATCCGAAGGCCCCTGCCTCTCTGCTGACGGCGGGTCAGGGTGGCAATCTCAACAGCCAGGGAGTGGATATCCTGCTCGTCCCGCACATAGAAGTTGTTTCCCGTCAGGTTGACGGAAGAGGTGTTGTTGTAGGTTTTCCGGTTATCCGTAGAGCCAAAGGCGATCGCGCCTTCCTGCGCCTCCCCGGTCAGGTAGCGGGCGGCGTTCTTCACGATCTTCGCCTGTACCTTGCTTTCTTCGAGGATACCTTCTCCAAAGCCTTTCATGGTCATGGAGCCGATCTCATCCCGGAAAACCTTAGAGGGAGAAGCGATCTTCAGGGCTGCTTTTGCCGCCGCGACAGCGGACTGAACAGCGGATTTCATTGCGCTGATAATAGAAGAACGCCCAGAAGTGATACCTTCCTTCAGGCCCGCCATGGCATTGACACCGACATTCTTCAGGGTTCCCGGCAGGGTGGCAGACATTGCTGTCTGCAGGGCGGTCACCATGGATGTCGCGTCTGTGGTGAAGTCATAACCAGCCATGCCTGCACCGATACCGGCGGCAACGTACTCACCGGTCGGTTTCATGCGCTGGGACGGACTTTCGATAATGAAAGCACTGTTGATGGCAGTTTCCAGATTGTCTGCGACGGTTTCAGCCGTGGTATCCCATCCGGCTTCGGTCATGCCTTCCGCGATACCTGCCGTAACATTCCCGCCGACACCCACGGAATCCAGATCCTGTACGAATTGCAGGATCTTTTTCAGGTTGTCGATGTCTTCCTGACTGACTTCCTCACCGTTTTTGATAGCGGCGACAACCTCCGCTACATAGGTAGAGAGCTGGGCCATCCTGTCAGCGTTGAAGTCGCTCTGCATGGACTGATCCAGCGTTCTCAGGATTCCTTCGTTACCGCCGTATATGAAGTTGTACCACTGATCCAGATCGCCTTTTGCGTTCTTGATGCGCTGCTCTGCGGATTTGATAAAATCCAGAAGCGACGCAGGCATGATGCCGGTCATGGCACTGCCAAAGGCCGTCATTCCGAGCTGATCCACTTCCGCGACCTGTTCCCGCATTTCAGCGATTGCCTCCGGTGCACCGGTCACTTCGGCAGTGATCAGGACATGCATGGTTCCGTCTTTGTCCAGAACAGCGACGTCCTCCGGTTTCAGCATGTCTTCAGTGACAGCGGATACAGGGATTTCCTGTCCGTCTTTCCAGAACTTCACCCCGGGGTCGTGCAGGGCACCGGTCGGATCTTCGTAGGCTTCCGACAGGCGAACGATGCCTTCAACCTCGACCTTGTTGTTCTTCAGCCACTGCCGGTATGCCAGCATGTCATAGCCGGAAAGGCCGACCTGCATGGTCAGGCTCGGTTTCTTCACACCGTTGGCTTCCTTATACTCTGTGATGTAGGCAACGAACTCCTTCATCAGCTCAGACTTATCACAGCCGGTAGCTTCTGAGAATTTCGTGACAATGCCTTCCACCTGTGCGGAGTTCAGTGCGGAGAGATCCACATTTTCCGCTTCAGCGTATTTGACAATCAGGCCGACGATGTCAGAGGGCTTCAGGGCAGCAGTGGAAGCGCCCCCTGTGATCTCCTCATACGCCATAACCGTTGCGGTAACGGAGCCGGGCGTCAGTCCAGTGGTATCGACCTTGTTTTCCTCCAGGTATTTGAACACGTAGGCTGTGATCTCACTGGGCTTCAGCTGGGAAACATCTGTACCGGAGGCCAGTTCCTTATAGGCACTGACAATTGCGGTAACGTTGGTGGGGTTCAGGCTGGAAACATCCACGCCCGTGGTCGATTCAGCGTATTTCGTCACATACGCCAGAATACCTTCCGGGGTCAGCTGGGCTGTGTTCGCGCCTTCGGGAATCTCCGTGTATTTCGACACGAAGGCTTCCACGTTAGGCTGCTGCTTTTCAGCGTTTTCCGCTTCGGAGTATCCGGCGATGATCGCGTCCGTCGTGATCGCACCCGGGTTGCTGGCCCATTCCTCCCAGCGTGCTTTCGCGCCGGTCATGTCCAGATCTGTGGTGATCTTCAGGACTTCATCTCCGACAGCTTCCCCGAACATTTCGTTCAGACTGGTCAGGTTGGTATCCCATTTGTTATCTTTCAGGAACTGCTGTATCGCCGCCAGCTGATCCAGCGCTGCCGTGAAGTCGATATCCGGGAACATTGCCTGGACTTCATCTTCCGTCATCCCGCTGTCCAGCAGGGACTGGATCTGGGTAAGCAGACTGACATATTCCGTCAAAGCGCCCTCGTCCATACTGGCTGTCAGCTTGTTCAGTTCAGGCAGGAAGGCTTTCTTTTCCTCTTCGGTCTTTGCGGTGCTGTACTGGCGCAGGAGCTGCATCAGTTCACCGATCTGGCCTTTGGCTTCCTGAACGTTATCCTGCTGCCAGACGGGATTCACCATGTCCGCCATAAGCTGGGCGTACTCCTGCGCAGCGGCACGGCGATCCGCATTGTATTTGGCGTTCAGGGCATCCAGAGCGGCCTGACGCTCCGTGGCATCCTCAATCAGCTGGATCACAGCGTATTCCTTGTCATACTGCGTATCCAGTGCGGAGTTGACGGAGGCCATGCCTTCGGCAGCTGCTACCATGGCCTCCTGATATACCTCTCCGCTGACTTCCTGACCACGGGCTTCTGCACGGGCGATCTCTGCTTCGACCTTTTTCCGGATAGTGGTGAAGCCTTCCGTGTCGGCGGCGGTCAGTTTGTACTTGACCTCAATCGCTTCCCGAGTATCGATCAGCTCCTGCAGGCGGAGCTTATCCTTTTCCGTCAGTTTCCGGTTCTTCCGCTTTTTCAGGAGAACTGTGATCTCCTTGTCCATAGCGTCCAGCGTTTTGATGTCCGCCTGCAGCTGATCTGAAACGGATGTATAACCGGCGGCATCCGCTGTATCCTTCATTTCCTGCAGGGATTCCCGGGTGGTGGCGGTCAGGCTCTTGAAGGATTCCGTCCAGGATTCAACGATTTCATTCGTTTCCTTCTGCCCGTCAGACCAGACATTGGTCAGGCCGGACAGCCATAAGGGTTTGGGCGGCTTTTCGCCCGAGGCCGGTTTCTGGGGCAAACAGGCCGGAAAGTGAAAAAGGGCGAAAAAAAGCCCTCCCGATGACGGGAGGGAGTGGTGACAGTTGGACTCGAACCAACGACCCCATCGATGTGAACGATGTGCTCTACCGACTGAGCCATGCCACCATGAGCTTTTCGATCATGTAGCAACTTCGTTTCCCCAAACTAACTAACACGATCAAGGGAAGGGATCTTTTTTTGAGATCCCGGAGGGGATTCTAACACTGGGGAGTTTACCATAAATGCAGGAGACCTACAAGATGGAAAACAGGGTACCTGGGGAAGCGGCAACGCCCGGGAGGCATTGATTTCAATGCCTTACGGCGGCAGCCGCTCGCGAAGCGAGTGGGTGACGCCGAAAATTTACGGGGTTAAAACCAAGGTGTTTCTGGTGGAAAGCTGGTACAACAGTACGCTTGCCTTGCCCTACCAACTGAGCCATGCGACCATGCGGTTTCCTTAAAAGTTACCAGAGTGTTCTCACCATGTAGTATGTTTGCAGCGAAAACACAAGATCTTGTAGTTATGAACCATCAAAATCCATCAAATTCCACAAGAGTCGGTTGGCTTTATCGGTGGGGCAAACTGTTATCAACCATAATCCAAAACGAAAAACATAAAATGAAAATGGCGAAAAAAGTAAAATGATCATCAATAATCCGATCATGCTTATAACTCAAAATGGCATCCAGTTGTTGCACTATTTGCAACAACTGGCGAACCATTGCAAAATCTGCAACGGTTCAGTATGGGCAAAAAATGCCTGAACTGAAGAAAGCAATCAACCTGTCGGAAAAGCCGACAGGTCAAAGCACTGGTATATACTGGATGAAATGATTAAAAACAATCAGCACTTTACGGAATCCGTCTGATATGCGCTCTTGAAACTGCCTTTGTAATACTTTCCTATTGCAATCATGTAACGAAAAATATATAATATTCGTGACATGAAAGGAGGGCTTGCAGTGGATAATGGGTTTATGAAAAGCATCAGGGATCGCGTTCTGGCTTCAGCAGACGGTTCTGTCTTTACATCTTCTGATTTTGCTGATATTGCGGATACAGGCACGATTCGCCAAAGTCTAAATCGACTTGTTCAGGAAAAGATCCTCCGGAGAATCATACGAGGAGTTTTTGAAAAGCCGAAATACAGTAAACTACTTGAAGAATATGTTGCTGTCAGTCCCGATGCGGTTGCGCAAACTCTGGCCAGAAGCTATCACTTGTTGTTCGTCAAATTCCATGAGGATCAGATCGTCACAATAAATGCGGGAGAAAATGCAGCCTAAGAGGTTGCATCGTCACAATCGTCATAATCAAAGCGGA